GTGAGTTAAGGGCTCGGTGGGCAATTAATCTTGCCGCGCCAAAGGACTGGACCAAGCCAGCTCACTGGACCACAAGGCTGTGGTCCAACCGCTCCGATACACAGCCCGTTCAGTGTAAATCGGGGCCGCTACTAGGGAGAGGTCGCGTTCGAGGCTTTTCGACGGCCAGAGGGCTAACGCCCCAGAAGCCGCCTCGTACACCACTTGCGCGAAACTCTCAGTCTCATGACGCTCGCAAAGGTTGCGTAGGGCCTGTATATACGCTGAGGAATCATGGATAGGCTCCCCCGCGTTGTAAGGCTTGTAACACCGAATACGAACGCCATCCCAGCCGTTTAACCCTAACCTATCCTGCGGCTCGGTAACGTGCCGCTCATCAGCCTCAAGATTCGAAGCCGCGAGAACGCAATCACCGAGCAACCGGGGGCCAAAGTATACACCGTCTTTCAGACGGTCGACCAGGGTGGTCCAGACAGCTTTGAACCGGCGATCAGAAGTCTGATAGCCAGATGCACGCGCAGACCATAAACGGATTTTGTTAGCCAACGCGTACTCGTATGGGATGCCATACAAAACAGCATCTTTCTCAGCAGACCTCCCAAGGTAAAAGGGAGTTACGTCGAGACGATCAAAGAAGTCAGCACCACAGGACTCGAAGAAGACCCCCTTGCGGAAGCTCTTCGCCTCGTTGACTTGAAAGCCCAAGCTTTGAAGCATGGCAACCACATCATCGTAGTGTTGTTGTTCAATGATGATGTCATCGCCATAAATCGCAACAGGGGCTTTTCTCAGATCTCCACAGACGACGCGAATCACGGACAGATACAGCAGCGTCTGTAAAGGGAAAGTAAAACCATTTCCCATGGAACAGAACCGAAACGGCTCTACGACCCGCCCATCAGGGTATTGGGTTAAAGACGTCCGAAGTAAATCGAACAACTCAAACCAGTCAGGGGGAAACACGTCATAGACGATTCTCGTTGAGATCGAATCAGAAGCTGACTTCAGGTCCAAGGTCGCGAGACCCAGGTCCTGCGCATTACGCGCAAGTTCCTGATTAAGCTCCTGCGTCGACAAGTCGATGCCTAAAACCTTCAACATCAACCGGAGTAACCTACCTAACCCAAGCTGTAGATAAACATTCAGCAGGGGCTCTTGACAGATCACACGGTCAGTTTTACAGTTCTTCGGCACTGTTAGTGTTCGACTACTGGAAACAACCTTGTTCCGTGGGCTGTAACGGCTCCACGCTTGGCCTTTGATAGACCGAGCCACGTCGGACAGTGCAGGAGTGGATGTGCTAACGCACGAGTTCTTATAAACAGAGTGCAGCCGCTTCGGAAAGCCGACGGCTGATCCATTCCCATGTTTTGCTAAGGTCTGCGTCATGGAAATGACGCAAGGGCAGACAGCCTCAGAGTCATGCTCGCACACGATGTTTAGTCGGCGAAGAGCCTTCCTCTTTGATTCACGCAGCACTCGTGCAACTTCGAGCTTTACCGCATGAACTGCAACGGAGGTCGATTCTGGCAGTCGCTTATCGAAGTCAAAGGCACCAAGGTGCTCATCAACTTCAAGCGCTGCTTCGAGGGCGACCTGCGTCCTATCGAACGACGTCGGCATACGTTGGTGCTTGGAAAGCGCCTTCGTTAGCATGTAGTCGTCTCGGAATCTGAGCTTATCCTGCTCAAGATAATGAAGCGGTGAAATAGCTAGCGTAGCCAGCTGGTCCCACTCTTCATTAGCGATAAGTAAAGCAACTGTCACTGCGCGAGGCGTATTAACAACCTCCGCAAGAGCCTGCACGACCGCAACATCAAGGACGAACGGGTCGGCAGGCCCAAGCTTCCTCAATTGCTTGAGGAAGTTGACGCCTATGCGGTTCACTAGGAGGCCCCCTTCTACGAGAAAGAAGACTTACGACGCTACCGGGGTTTAGGCCAGGCTCTTTTAGAACCAGGCTTCGACCTTAGCGATAGCATCAGTGACACCGGAGACTGCCATAAGGCTCTTCAACGACTGAGCAACTTGCGTACGCTCACCCGCAGTTGAAGCCCGTGGCATGATGACATCAATGTTGACGCGCGCAACGCCGGCAACACTAATAGTCCCGGTCCCGGATTCAGTCCGCTCCAAGGGGTAGGCAAACGAGATAACCCGCTTGTCAACCGCAGCTTCTGCATTGCCGAGGACCAATCGATCTCGGATAGTCGGATAACCATTGAAGGTCGTCGCGACACCCGAACGGTTTACCCAGGTGACCGAATTATCGGCTCCACGGTTGGACCGCGCGTAAGTGCGATCGGCTGTGCCGTCGTTGACTACCAAGTCGACGAAAGCTGGCATATAGACAACTCCATAAAAGGACCCACGAGTACTCTAGAGGAAAGCTAACTCGCTTTCGAGCAGCCGTCTCTCATTACGGTGAGTAAGGAAACCCCGTGAGCAATGCGTTGCCACGCCTTCCCAAATTTGAATCGGGGAAAGGGTGGGATTTCAGGCATAGTCGCCATCAGCCGGTTGTACTCACGGTATTCTAGCTTGGGCTCTCGAGCCCATGCATAGTACGCCGGTAACCTAGCTGGTTGGCCTTTTACCTTGTAACGCCTGACGTCCGATCCATCGACTCGTTCGATATACCGGCAGGCGTCTAAGGACCCAATCCAGGGTCCAATTGGCAGCATCCAGTCACACACAAAGGAGAACGGAATCCGCTCCCAGGCCCATTCGGCTGGGTTTCCAAAGGTGATAGCTGGTGCGTCCACAGATACTGTGAATGTACCTGTAATTTTGCGCTTAAGCTGACGCTCATAGCGCATGTAGTAGTACTCAAAGACGTCACTCCGGGTCGCGCGGACACTGAAATAGTGCCACTTTGGCCTTTTGAGCTTATCTTCTCTGAGCGCTTCTACTTGACCGTATACATCCTGTACGGTTGGTGAGATGTTGAAAGCGTAGTTTAGCCAGGCTCCACCCGCTGCACAAGCCGGTTTGAACCTTCTAGGCTTCCTAGGGCCTTTGGGCCTGCTCTTACATCTACCAGTGAAGCACTTGTAGGCGTTGTAAAGCTTTACACAAGCGCCTCCCCATGACGCGGCCGTCTCGTCGATTTCAGCCAGGAACGATGAGCTGTTCTGGATTGCGTCTTCGAAGGCTGACCGGAGCTGCAAGGAGAGATCAGGCACGAGATCAGCCCTGTTCGCGTAAATTGCATAGGCTTGTGGCCATATCAACTCGTTGAACGTCAGCTGTGTCCAATACCAGTCATTCCCCCCATAGTAGCACCAAAATGGATCCCACCAGTGCTGCAGCACCCCTGAAGTCGACGTATTCGCACCCATAAGGGGACGAAGCGTCCGATTCCATCTCAGTATCTTCGGCTTAGGCCGACGCTCACGCGGAACTATGTCTTTTTGCTGTACAACGGCATAGTATAGCGTGTTGGGCGCCTGCCCGCACCGATAATCTGAGTACTCGTAGGGGGTTAGTATTGAAGGGGCACTGTACCTCGTAACGAGAGTCACAGTGTACTCCTTATTCCACCCACGGCGGCTTAGTCCAGTCCACCCTCAACGGGTGGTCGGCCCTCAAACGAGAGCCACCGGCATCAGCTCCAGGTGGGTACTCTGAGCGATCGGAGACGATCTCCAAGGAAAAGCCAGAGTACGAAAGTATCAGCGA